ATCCATTTTTGGACGCGCTCAATACGAGCGACATAGTTAAAAGGGCTTCTCTTATTCATTATATTACATTTTAAGGGTTACGAATTAATCCAAGCGTTTTTTATTGATTCTTTATAGCGGTGAGCGGTTTCCATACGCTCGCAAAGCTCATTGAGGGCGTCGATTTCGGCCTCGATTAACACGTAATGTAAGCGGCGGTTTTCAGGTTGGCGCGGGTCGTAGCTGGCGAATATCCACGCGGGTAAATTATGGGTTAACATGTTGCCCATTATCTGCCAATAGTAATCGGGGTTAACTTTTTTCAAATCCTCGGGCGTTTGCACCTGAGAATGTAGGTAATGATTAACCGAATTCCACGGGCATTTGATTTCAACCCCCACGCGCTCGAAATCGGGGAGCCATGCGAACGCATCGGGACTACATCCAAAGTAATCGTTAAAAAGTTTAAACGAGGGCTTAAATTCAAAACGATCGTCCGCGCATTGAATAGCTTTTTTAAGTTCATTTAACGCGTGCTCTTCCCACTCATTCCCCCAGTCGATGGCGCGTGAGGTCGCCTCGTTAGCGCTTTGGCCCGTGACCTCTTCCATGACCTTTTCGTAAATGTATTTTTTCGCGGTTTCGCTCATTTCGCCCGATTCCTTGGCGGCCTTTGTTTTCGGGTCCGTCATTAGGGCGCTGATTCCTGAGCCTGTGAAGCGGCCTAAGCGTAGTTTATCCCACGCGGCGGTTTGCTGGTTAACGGTCGCCATGTACTCGGCGAGGTATGGGTTAATTTCCATTTTCTTTTTGGATTAAGAGGGTTTGTAAATTGGTTTTTTGTTCGGGGCTTAAATGAGCCTCAAGGGCTTTGATAGCGTCGGCCGCCTGAGGGTCACCGTTCAAGATACCAACCTCGAGCCGAGAGATTAACGCCTCGGGTAATTCGCCCGCGCTGGCTATCTTAAAAGGTTTATAAACGTCCTTATTTTTACGATTCAGGTCGCGGCCGAATATCGGGCCCAGGCTTTGGGCGGCGTTCTTTAAACATTCGCTTTTGAGTTTTGGGAAAGCCATATCGAGGGCGTTGGCTTTTTTATTGGCGGGATTTAGCGCCCATTGGTTTCGGTCGGTTCCCGTGACGTTTTCAGGTACGCGATCGACCATAATAACAATCGAGGCGGCTCCCGTTCGGCGAATTTCGTAGCCTGTGACGGGGTGAATTACCACAAGTTCGAGCGCGCCTTGGATTTCATTAGCTACGGGGCTCCATTTAAAATTTTCGGTTTTCCATTGGCCGAAAAAAAGTTCGTCGAGCGTCATTTCAATATGAGAAATAACCACGGTCGAGGCCTTACGGTCGGGGGTTTGTTCGATGCTCAGCGGGTCGGGCTGAGAATTCAGGCGCTGGGTAAACTTTTGGATTTGCGCCATGGTTTCGGGGTTCAAAGGATACATTTTTAGGGGTTTTAAAAGTTTGCTAAACATTGGTTAAGCTCCTCGCAGTACTTAAGGAGTCCGTAAACCGCCACGATCCACGCGGCGTATTTTACGAATCGGGCCGCGCGTCTCATAGTTTCTCACGTAATTCGTTAATCGCTAACAGCGCCTCGTTATACACGCGAAAGAACTCCTCGCGGTCGATGGGCTCGGCTTCCCATGCAAAGGCCTGTTTAACGCTTGAGGAATGGCGAACGATGTCAAGCATAGGGGCTTTTATCGAGCTGAAATTATACACGCGCAAAGCCTCGAGGGGGTCCAATACGGCATAATAGCAGTTATTAAACTTCGCGAAGTAAGGGAGTTCAAACTCGAGCACCTCAATGGTCGCGGGGCGTTCTAATTCAATTGTCATGGTTTTCATAATAAAAGGGTTTTAAAGGGTTTAAAATGATAATTCTATTTCGATACGGTAATCGTGGCCTATTCCGCCAGCGGTTGGGAGGTCGCCCGTCCATTCCCACTCGTAACCCTTATCGTCGCAAATCTCTTTAAAACTGTGGAGGGCTTTGTCGAGCTTGGGGTAATGGATGACCTGGGCGGTTCTTTCCTGAAGATGAGTAATAATAATTTGATACATGTTATAAGGGGTTTTAAGTTGCTAAGTGAATGCGCGTTAATCAGCCGCGCCCCTGAGGTTGATATTATCGGTTTTTATTTTCAATAGCGCACATTTCATTAGCGAAATAAAGAACAAGTGAACCGCGGTTAGCATTCCATTCGCTGGCGCTAATTCCTAATTTTTGAGCGTATTTAACGCAAAGTTTTACGAAATTAGGATCGTTAACTAAATCCATTCGGCGCTTCCATTCTGATTGAGTTGTTACTGCGTTCATTGCTTTGTGTTTTAATTTTCGGCTAAGATATAGTAGCTTTTTTGCTACATGGGAAATTTAACAAATTTTAACAAATCGGTTATTGAGATTCAATAAGTTAGCTATTTTTTAGGCGTATGAATAGCGCCCATAATTGGGGAAAAGCTCAAAAAACATCCGCATCGCGATGGCGTCGGCGTAATCGGGGCTCATGCCGTGGGTTCGTTGGATTTCCTCTTTTCCTGTTACTGCGAGCTTACCGTCCCCGTCGGGGTTTTTACGGCGAATTAAATCGAGCTCTTTTACGATCACGTCCCTATTGGCCTGAGGGAAAACCATTCTATTAAGTTCGATGAATTCGGCGAGCTTAAAAAAGCATTCGGCCTTGAGGTTAACGAACCTTTCGGGCTTTGTGGCCCTTGAGCCGTTACGAAATTCGCGGCATTTTAAAACGTCCACTAACCCCGCGCCCAGCCCGTCGGCATCGGCCAGGACGTTCGAAAGTTTTACTTTATGATGGTCCGCCATTGCCCGAATAACGGCGGCCGTTTCGTCTATTTTCTTTTTTCTGAGTTCGGTTATATGGATAAGGGAAAGGCCGCGCCAAAGGGCGATAACGGTCCTATCTTTTCCAAGGCGCGCAACGTCGGCCGTTATATACAGTTCCCCGTCGTTTTGAGGCTCGCGAAAAGCCCTCAGGATATCGTCGGTAAGGAAAAGGGCGTCGGCGGTTTCGTCATAATCCCAATCGCCCTCAAGCAAGCGTTTTCGGTCCATTTCAGGCAACCGCGCCAGCGTTTCGGCGTATGTTGCTGGGAGGTGTGGGTTATCGCTAACCCTTGAGGGTATAAAGGAAATAAACGCGGGGAGGTTCTGAGCCCGCCACGGGGCGTAAATTTCGTTATATAACCAACCTTTCGACGGGTTACACGTTAGCAACGTTTTCGGGCTTAAATCGAATTCTCGCAGTTTATAACGGATACGGCTCCTAACGATGTCGACGGCTTTTTTACTAACCTGGCTACATTCGTCGATAAATGCGTCGCTAATTTCCAACGATCCAAGCGAATCAAACGACGGGTCCGAGGGATAAGCGAAAAGGTCCTTTAAAATTATTTCGGAACCGTTGTAAAACGTAATCACGTTCGACTGTGCGTTAAACTGATAGTGCTCATTTGCTCGGAGCCCGAATAGCTGAGCGACCTCGAAAAAGGTTTTTAACGTCGTTTTTTTCAGGGTGTCAAGTTTGGACCGCCCAATTAGCCCGCGCGTTCCTGGGTACTTTAAACGCCTTTGGATTTGCCACGCGCAACCCGTGAAAGATTTAGCCCCGCCAGCGGCCCCGCCGAATAAAACGACCTCAGCGGGGGAATCTAACCCGAGGGCGTTTAAACATTCGATTTGCTTGGGTAAAAAGGTAACCATTTAAACGAGTTCGGTTAAGGGTTTGCCTGTGAGCTTTGCGAGGCGTTTAAGGGCCTTTAAATCCATCCTTTCGGGGTTATCGAGCCAACGGTAAGCCGTCCAACGCGAAACCTTCATTTTGGCCGCGAATTCGTTTCGGGTGCCAAACGTTTCGGAAATTAGGGTATTAAGTTTCTCGGGATTCATTTTTTACTGTTTTTTGAGCCCTTACGGCTAATTCAGCGTTAACGCGTTTGATGTTCATATTTAGGCGCCAGCCCTCGAGTTCGGTTTTCGGTATCGTGGCTAAAAACTGCCAACGTAATTGACGGAGCTCCTCACGCGGTAACAGGCTCATTTCCTTTCTCTTCATAATGGCTTTTTAAATCTTCAAACGCGGCGCGGTATCCTTCGAGATACGCTTCGCGAATTAATTGGGCTTCCTTAACGATCAATTCGGGGCTTTCGTTTATGAATTCACGGTAAGCCATCGCCGAAAGGCTCAGGGGGTTGGAGTTGAGTTTCTTTCGGGTTTTTTCAACCCATTCATTAATCGGCGTTTGGTTTTCGGGTTCTTTATTCATAGCCATTTTTTAAAGTTTTTATAAAAAAATCTAAGCACTAAGGCGAACGCAACTACGCTAACGATTCCGTAAAAAATCGCAAAGGCTAACGCGGTATATTTTATCTCAGTCATTTTCAGCCTCCTTTATTGGTTTGCGTTTTTTTCTATTTTTCTTAAAATGGTCTAAAACAAGTATTTCGGCTAATGGATCGACCCCGTTTTTATACACGTCCTGTAAACATTTTATCGCTGACTCCCAACCATAGCGGTAAGCCTGCCCGAGTTTTTCATTTTTGGTTTGGTTAATCATTTTCGGCCTCCTTTTGCTCATGGTGTTTATACTCAGATAGCCAGCCGCGATAATGCCCAAAGGCAAAGCCGAGGACGGCCGCGCTGAGGTGGGTTAGGAATAACCCCGATATTTCGTTAAACGTCATACTGTTAAAATTTTAGTTTATATTTACAGCGGCGAAAATAGTTGTTTTTTTGCTACATTCAAAACGGGGTGAAAACTTTGGAAAACGAAACGGCTCGACTGTATCCCAAATGGCTCAGATATGCAAGGGGACTAATGAGCGACCCCCACCGCGGCGACGACCTGTTATCGGAAACCCTTTTAAAGATACTCGAAAACCAACGCGAGAAGGCCGAGCGCCTGGCGAATGAAGGGACCCTCGAATTTTACGTTAACCGCGCTTTGTTCTTAATGGCTATCGACCGCTCGAGCCGTTATCATGTAAAATTTAGTAAGTTCCTCAGGAATTGGGACGAAAATAGCGTTAAGCACCTCGAGGAACCGTTAGCCCCGTGGCTTGGATCGCGATTAAATAACGAGTACGTCGATGCCTATATTTCACTCATGCCACAAATGGACGCCGTGATTTTAAGGCTCTACGCGCTTCCTGATTTCAGTTATAAGGACGCCAGCGCTAAAACAGGAATCCCGATTAAGACCCTTTATAAATTAGTTGAAAACGCTTTAACCAAAATTCGAAAAAATGTTCACCGTACCCCCAGCAATTCGGGCCCAGCGATTAGCGACGTGCACGGCCTGTAAACACTTTCGAGCCTCGACCCTAAGTTGTGGAACGATTATAATCGGTAATAAACTCAGCCCCGAGGATTTGGCCGAGGCTGAGGAAAACAATAAAATAACCCACTACCGACGTAAAACTCGGCTTTGCGGTTGTTACATGCCGCGAAAAACGAAATACTCGTTATACCGTTGCCCAATTAACCGATGGGGGCGCTATCGGCTATCGGATGAGGAAACCGAATTACTACGGACCTTCATTTCGGGGCTACCGTCTCAAGGTTCAATAACGGGCCAAACGGTTCGGGATCTTGGGGAATGGGTTTATAAAATGACGGGTAAGCGTATGAGTTGCGTATCATGCCGAGGAGGTGAGCTCATTAGCTGGCTGAAAACGGAAATTAACGAGGGCGAATTAAGCGATTAGGGACGTTTTCGGGCAAAAGTGGGCGGATATTCCGTTAATAGTATATGAAAACTAAAATTAAAGCCCTATGGGCCCGAATCAAAGGCGAGTTAAACGAACTATTCGCCATACGGAATACGAAACAAAAAAAAAGCAAGTAAACATGCCACTCCCAACGCGCCAACCTAACGAGGACCGCCACGAATTTATTGGGCGGTGCATGGCTGACAGTAAAGCAATTAAGGAATTCCCCGAGGCGGCCCAGCGGTACGCGGTTTGCCAATATCAGGCCGAAAAACCTCAAAACGAAAATTAGTAAAGTGCGATTTGGCCGTCGGTGAAACACCAATAAAATAAGGAAAAACGACTTTTTGAAGATGGAAAAAAAGAGCGAAAAGGACTACTCGGAGTTTAACACTAAAAAAAGGGCGTTCCTCGATGCTCTCGAGGCTAACTTGGGTATCGTAACCAAAGCGGCCGCCGCTGTTGGCATGAGCCGTGAAATCCATTACTATTGGCTTAAGAACGACCCCGATTATAAACTCGCGGTTGACGAACTCGACGGGTCCGTTTTGGATTTCGCCGAGAACCAACTCCACACGCTAATAAAGGAGGGGGATACCGCCGCGACGATTTTCTTTTTAAAAACCAAAGGTAAAAAACGCGGGTATATTGAGCGCCAGGAAATAACGGGCGCCGATAACCAACCCGTAATAACAATAAGCGCCAATTTATGAAACTGTATATTCCCGTAAGCGCGGACCAAATAACGTTAAAGCGATTCGTCGATTTCGAAACGGCCGAGGACGATACCGAGCGCGCGATGATTGCGATTAACAAAAGCCGCGAATATTGCGAGGGACTCAAGGCCGAAACGGTGCAAACGGTAATCGATTTATTTTCTACGGCGTGCATAACGGGGAAAGATACCCACGCGCCGACCGTGACCGTCGAGGGGGTTAAGCTGGGTTTCATTCCTGATATTAATAACATGACGTTCCGCGAGCACGTCGATTTGGATCAACTTTCGAAATCGATTTGGCTCACCAACGGGGATACGGATTACACGAACCTCCCTCAACTCGCGGCGATAATTTACCGCCCCATTTCTGAGCAGGTTGGGGACTATTACAACCTCGTTAAATACGATTCTGCCAACGTTAAAAAGTACATGCACGCGATTAACGCGTTAACGATGGATCGCATTCAAGGGGGCTTGCTTTTTTTTTCGAGTATCGGCGCCGAATTAGTCAACAATTCGTTGGACTCTTTGGACCGTCTGATGACGACGGAGCTGGCGACGGTTATACCCCCTCAGGATTAAGCCGCTGGGGTTGGTATCATATTCTCGAGGCTATCGCGGGGAATGATATAACGAAACACGAACTCGTTTTAGATACGCCAGCGACGGCGATTTTTACGCACTTGAGTTACATGAGGGATTTTAGCAGTGAGCAAACGCGAATAATGAAAACGACATTTAGAAAATGATTCCACAAATTAGTTATAACGTTTTAATTGATAGGTTCCGCGCTTTCGCCGAGGCCCATTTTTTAATTAAGGGTTTCTCGCATGGGGATTTGTCCAATATTGACATTGAGAAGGAGGTCGAGTTTCCTTGGATGCACGTTTTACCCGTAGAGGTGGAACCGCGAGCGGGGACGCGCCTTTATTCGTTCGTAATCATTTTCGCCGATTTGCCACGCGATAAGGAAACGCCCGCCGAATACCAACGCGAATGTATTTCGGACTGTATTAAGTTGGCCGAGGATTTGCTCGCCGAGGTTCAAAACGGCCAAATCGTTTTCGGGCCTTTCGTCGAGTTGGATGGGGGCGCCAATATCGAGGTTTTTATAAATGAGTTTAGCCATACGTTGGTCGGCGTTAACTTACAAATGACCCTTTCGGTTCCTTGGGATTGGAGCGCGTGCGATATACCCGCCGACTTTACTATCGGGGGCTCAGGCTCAGGCGGTGAGGGCGTGGCGGTTGGGATTACCCTCCAAACGAACGGCGTAAACAACGGGCTCCAAAGTTTGCTCAACTTGCAACAAGGGACCAACGTTACGATTGTAGATAACGGAAACGGAACCGTTACAATAAATTCCACGGGAGGCGGTGGCGGCGGAGGTGGGACGGTGACGTCGGTAGCCTTAACGGTCCCCTCGGCTTTCGCGGTTTCAGGTTCGCCCATAACGGGAGCGGGCACGCTTGCCATAACTGGCGCGGGAACCTCGGGCGAATACATCGACGGAACGGGGGCGCTCCAAACGTTCCCAGCCATTCCAACGGCTCAGGGGCTTCAGGACGTTATAACTACCGACCCCGTATTAACGGCCGATAATACCATCGACGCGAATACGTTCGGGCTAACTATCGACGGTACTTCAAACTTTACCGTTAACTCAACCTCGAAAGTTGACATTAACGTAAGTTCGGACGCGGCGCTGGGTATCGATGCCAACTCCGTAGCGATTGGAAAGGTTACGGGAACGACCCAAACGCAAGTTTTAACCGATACCACAAAGGCCGCAATAAGCGCGAGCGAATCGGCCTCAGGTAATGAAACCTCGTTAACGCTTTTCCCGAATTCGGCCCGCCTTAAAACCCCAAACGTAAACGACGCAACGGCAACGGTCGGCCAGGTTCTCACGCTCAGCAACGCGGGAACGGGTGAGGTGGAATTTACCACGGTGGGCGGTGGCGGTTCGGTTACGTCGGTAGGCCTAACCATGCCGAGCGCGTTCACGGTGGCGGGCTCACCCGTAACCACGGCGGGAACGTTGGCGGTAACGGGCGCGGGAAACACGGGCCAATATGTAAGGGGCGACGGCACGCTCGCCAACTTCCCAAGCACAGGCGGCGGAGGTGGTCAAATATTCTATTTTAACGGGAATACGTCGCAAGGAACTATCGGCGGGAACGCGTTTTTTCAGCTGGGCACGGCGGCCAACACAGGGGCGGCGGCTAACTTTACGCGAAATACGACGGGCGTTATTGCGAGGTTTATTACGGACGTTAATTCGCCGAATCATTTAATTATTCCCTCGGGCGTTTGGACGGTCGATGTATATTTAAGCGAAACGGGAGGCGGTTCTAACCACGCCCAAATTGAGGCGAAACTATATAAGGTAACGGGTACGACGTTAACGTTAATCGCGAGCTCGCCAATTGAGGAAATTACCAACGGGAACGTAGTCGATTTATACACCTTTGCCATTTCGGTTCCGAATACCGTAACCCTTGCAACGGACCGCGTGGCGATTCTTTTCGATATTTTAAACACAAACGGGAAAACGGTTACCCTTTACACTGAGGCGAATAAAATCGGCGAGGTGCATAGTACCTACGCTATCGGGCTCAGTTCGTTAAATGGGCTTACTGATTCTACGCAAACTTTCGCAACGGGAACGACGGGAACGGATTTCGCTATTAACTCAGCGGGAAGCGTTCACACGTTTAATCTACCAACGGCGAGCGCGGCAAATCGGGGCGCGTTATCGAGTGCGGATTGGTCGACGTTTAACGGTAAACAAGATTCGATTGGGTTAACTACGGTTGGAACCAACCTCGCCACGCTCCCGAATCCGAGCGCGGTTCGATACCTCAGGATTAACGCCGATAATACGGTCGCGGCTTTGACCCTGGCGGAGTTGAAAACGGACCTTTCGCTCGGCTCGGATATTAGCGTCGTTTTAGGTGCTAATTTGGTAAACGTTGGAACGGCTTTCGAGGATATTACGGGGCTGAGCTTTGCCGTTACGGCGGGGAAAACTTACAAGTGGCGCGCTACGATTAGTTTTGGAATCCCTACGGGAACGTATTTTTTCAGCACCAACGGCCCCGGCGCGTCCGTATTAACGAGCCGTTTCACAATTGCCACAGGATTAACGGCTAACGGCGTAAGCAATCAAGGCTTATACAATACAGGAACGAACGTAACGGGCTCGAGTAGTGGATTAGCTACGGCGGACGGAATCGTTACCGTTACCTCGAGCGGAACGTTTACTTTACGCTTTAGATGTTCGGTTGCGGGTAACTTAACAATAAGGGCGGGAAGCGTGCTCGAATATTCGGAGGTATTATAATGGCAAAACTCGAAACATATAAACCCGTTTTAGATGAATTCGGGGCGCGAGTAATTAAGCGCGCTCAGGCGAATCTAAGAAAGAAACGAACCATTCGCGGGCGGTCGGTTAACCGTGTTTATCGGGGTAATTTATTAGCCGCGTTAACTTGGGGATATTTCAAACGAGGGCCGCAAATATTACAGTGGTTTGGAGTGAAGCCAAACGACCCAACGCGGGATTACGCCGACGTAATCGAAAAGGGACGCCGCCCAAATAACGACCCGAAAACGTGGCCGCCCGTTTCGCCAATTTACGAATGGATGAAGGCGAAAAGTTTGTTTAAATCGGATAACCAAAAAACAAAACTTTGGGAGGCCGCGAGAATGGCGCGCCGTATCGGAACCCGTGGCATCGTTGGAATTGATTACATGCGCGACGCGTTCCAAGATGAATTTAGAAAAAGCGGGAAGGAATTCCGTTTATTTTATCAAAAGGAAATATTTAAACAGGCTCGACTAAAGGCCGATAAATACATTAAATAAAAATGGCGTTAACGATTAACGAACAGCCCTACGATTGGACGCCACGCGGCCAAAAGCTAATTTACGATTTAACGAGCACCAACAGCGGAAACGCTGGCTTTCGTTTTGGTATTGAGGTAACCGATACGGCGACGGGAAAGGTTTATTTTTTCTATTTACAACCCAGCCCCGACGGCCATATTTATTTTGACCTGAGCCCGCTCGTTAACCTCCACAATTACGAGGGGACTAACGTCCACATTTCGACGGCCGCAACCTATACCGAAACGGTCGGGAATGGGTGGAACCTTTACGAATTAGTTTTTTCTGAGTGGTGGATCGTGGACGGGGTATTAACTCAAAACGAGGGCGCGGATGAAACTACCGAAACGGCCGTATTTAATGCCTATTATCAGCCAACGGACGGATTTCGCCCCAACGTTTTCGGGAGCTCGAATTTCGATATACGATTTTCGCTCAACAGCGCCAACGCTTACGCCATGAGCGACCGTAAAACAAATACACACGTTTGGCCGCTTGCGGAAAGTATGGGGATAACGCTAACCGCTGGGCAGGTTTTTATCCCAACCCTCGAAAGCGATTACGGGTTATTAATGGTTCCTGGCGTTGCGACGTATTTATCGCCAACGCTTGCGGCTAAATATCGCGTCACCCTCGTAAGCGCGACGGGTTCGACCTCAATATTGGAGGTAAATTTCGCCGAGAATATTCTCGAGGGGATTCCTTGCGGCCCTCAGAATCTAAAAAATAGCACGGTCCCAAGTATGCCCGACCCAACATCGAGCCCAGGATGGCGTTATTATATAATTCAATGCTACTCAAAGGCCTCAGCACAGGCGAGCGTCCGTTATTACTTTTATAATGCCGAATATTACGGGCAATACGATTGCCGTTACGATAACGTTCGCCTCGCATTCGTTAACTCTCGAGGCGGTTGGGATTATTTCAATTTTATAAAGAAAAGCGAAATAACGGATAACGTAGAACGTAAGCAGTTTAAACGCGTTTTATTTAATGGCACGTCCTCAATATTTACGCAGTACGACCGCCAGCTTTACGACCGCCAAAACATCGTAACTCAAACCCTAACCGTTACATCGGATTGGATTCAAGAAAACGAATATATATTTTTAAGGTCGCTCCTTGCCTCGAATCAGGTGCAAATATTATCGGGTACGGATATGAGGCCCGTATCGTTAACGGAAACGAGTTTTTTAGAGCGCCGCGAGCGGAACGGTAAACTTTATAACGTAACCCTGAAATTGAGTTACAGCCAAGATTATTGGACATGATAAATGAAGTTCATTTAATAGTTAGAAGGGGCCAAAATATTGAGGGCGATTTCGAGGAGCCGTCGCCCGTTTATGTGGGTTCGTCCAATAAAATAGGCGTTAACTTTTTCGACGGTATTTTTTCGCTTGTGGGGTTACCTATTACGATTATAGGCGCCGACCTTACGGAATATGATGGGGGGTTAGTTAACGAGGTAAATTTCGAAGGCGTTTGGCCTGGGCTTTACGATATTAATTACGATAACGACCCAACGCTCCCCGATTGGGACGGCGCCACGTTTCGCATTGGCGCAGTTTCCGAAACTTACCTCGATTTGTACCCGCTCGAATCCATTTCGCAAAATTGGGCGTTTCAGGACGTGGGTAATTTTCAGGCGCTCGGCGATTTTACGCGCGAGTTTCGCATCCCCGCCAGCGACCGCAACGTTACCGTTTTCGGTTTTTTGGATGACTCCAATTATTTAGACTCCGAGAATATTTACGCCACGAAAATAGCGGCGGAGATTAGGGTTGATACGGTTCCAATTGTGCGGGGTCATTTGCGCGTCATGAAAACCTTTCGCCAAAACGATTTACTAACGGATATTCAAGTTACCTTTTACGGCGAAACGCCCGATTTATTCCGCTCCATTGGGGATGGGTTACTCGGGACGATTTCGAGACTGCCAAATTATAACCATGTTATCCAATATGGAATAACCCAGGATGATTGGATTATTGAGACGGGGGTAATGGCTACCAACGTAAACATTGGCGAAACGGATTTTTTTTACCCGTTACCCGTAACGACTGAGCTCATAGGTTTTACCATTCGTTTCGATAACGGGACCAACATAACGAACCGCGTAATAACTAGCGTCGACGTTGCCAACAGTTTAGTTATTTGGAACGTGGGCGTAAGTTTTAATTACACCTCGGGAGACATTTGGAGTTTAGTCGATTTGGACCTGGGGAATTCCGTCCAATGGGGGCTTGTGGATCGCGGGCAAAATTGGGACCAACTCGGGAGCCCAAATTCGAGGCCCGTTAGTAATTCCGAGCAACCTTTATACGCGGCGGATTTAACGCCCTTTTTAAACGCTTGGGAACTATTCGAGGGTATTATAACCGACGCGGGTTTTACGTTGCTACCAACCCCCTTAGAATCGATTTTAACGGGGTACTGGGTTCCGTGGATAAACAGCCAACGCGTAATAACTGAGGAAACCGCCAGCGATATTTATTTTAACGCGGGATTAACCGCCGCCACTACGGCCGTAACTGATAACGACCCTATTTTATTTGCGGAGCTTGTCGATAACGGGGGAAATTATAGCGCTACGGGTTTCGTCGCGCCGAATGATGGGTTTTACACTTTCCGTTTTTTCGCTCACGTTCAACCTGTGGGCTCATTCGGGGCCAATACTGCGGGGATTACTTTTCGACGATATACGAGCCCGATAGCATTTACGACCGTCGTTAACTTGGAAATCGCCGTTTCGGGTACCGACCAAAATAACGGCGTTATCCAAGCCATTCAATTTACTACGGACCCGCTTTTTATGGAGGCGGGCGATGAAATGCGGCCCTATTCGAGTTTTCCCGCCACGCCTTTATTTATTGGCTCAGCAACAAACGACCCGTTAACGGGCTCAGGTTGGGAGCTTGTGGATTATTTCAGGCTTTACGGGGATACATTCGACACGGTGGCCAATGCTCCCGTTATCAAAAAAATCGATTTCGTCAAGGACGTTTTAAACATGCACGCGGGGGTAATGATTCCGAGCCGCGACGTACCTCGGGAGGTTTTAATCGTGCCAATTAAGGACTATATAAATTCAGGCATTACAGAAAATTGGACGCAAAAACTCGACATTTCCAAGGACGTAACCCTCAGCCCTACGACGGAATTTCAAAAAAGAAATTTTGATTTTACTTACAAGGGCGGCGGCGACCAATTTAGTAAATTCTTTCAGGATAACGGCCGCGTTTACGGTCGTTTCCAAATATTAAACGGGTATCAAATAAATTCAACCGCCGAGCCGAATGAGTTTGCAAACGGGGATTTAAAAATCCAACTCACGGCCGAAAGTACGCCAGCGACATACATCGACGGGAGCGCGATCGTAATCCCGAAATTCATTAACCCCGCCCGCGAGTTCGTAATCCCAAACCTACGGTTTTTATTCCTGGCGGATATTGCA